TGACGATTCCGGAGGACATCAGAACGGACATCATCGAATTGCGACGCAGCGATGACAACCTTGAGCAGTATGTCAATGTTGAGGGAGTAACTACAAAGGCAGGTTCACGCAACATTGAGGTGGATGCGGACGCAGTTCCGTTTGATAACGTGGACGAGGCAGCAGATTTTCCGGAAATGGATGAACCGAAGTTCAAGCAGGTCAACTATAAAATCAAGAAAAAGGGCGGAATCCTCAAGATTACGGCAGAACTGTTTGAGGACACCGCAGCCAACATCATGGCATACATCAACAAATGGATTGCAAAAAAGACAAAGGCGACCCGTAATGCGATGATTCTGAAAGTTCTGAACACGGTAACAGCTGGAAAAGAGGTTGTTGTTTCCAACATTGACAGCCTCAAGGACATTTTCAACGAGAAGTTAGACCCTGCAATCGCAGCAACCTCAATCGTGGTGACGAATCAGAGCGGATTCAACTATCTCGACAAACTGAAAGATTCTGACGGGAACTATATTTTACAGAAAGACCCGACGCAGAAAACAAAGGGAAAGTTGCTTTTCGGAGAGTATCAGATTGTGAAACTGTCAAAGAAAACACTTGCGTCAACTCCGATTCTCGACACTGACGGAAAGACTGTCAAGGGGTACAAGCATCCGATTTATTGCGGTGACTTAAAGGAGGCAATCACGCTTTTTGACAGAAATGTTCTGACGATTGACTTGAACGACAAGGGAACAGGCTTGTGGGATAAGGACATGACCGGAGTGAAAGTGCGTGACCGTTTCGACGTGCAGCCTGTTGACGAGGAGGCAGTCATCAAGGGAGAAATCACAGAGGTTGTGAACGGATAATATGAGCAGGGCGGACATTCCGCCCTGCATTGAAAGCAGGTGAGACGATGACGGATGAAGAAAAAAAGGAATACAGAGAGACGTTGATTGCGGACATCAAAACATATAATCACATCGACTATGATGACGACGAGGGAATCATTGAAATAATGCTTGATACGGCGTTTGAGGAGTTGGGTGAGTTGATTCCGGATTTCGACCCGTACAACATGAGAAGTCGTCAAAGACTGCTGACAATGGTATTTGTGAAAGAATTATACGACAACCGTGAGAAGTACCAAAAGGACAGCAAGGGCGTGTCAAACGCAGTCGCCTCCATGCTATTGAAAGAAATGTACGGAGGAGGGAACGCATGACAGGTCGAATCAAAGTGATAAGAAAGACAACAGATGTCATCGAGGGCAGGAGGCAGCAGGTGACATCGGTCTTTTATGAATGTTGGTGCGATGTTCAGAGTTTAGGAACGACCGAGAAATACACGGCGTTGCAGACCGGACTTGATAACACAATCGTGTTCAAGGTGCGGAACTGCAAAAAAATGAAAGAGGTTCGGTTGAACCTCAAGGAATTTTATGCAGAGTATGACGGAACAGAGTTCAAAATCTATGATGCGTCACCGATGTTCACGGACAACGGTCATGTGCTGCTGAAATGCCGTGCAGGAGCATAGTGTCACAATCTGACACGGAGGTGATTGCGATTAAAATTGAAATGGAGTTCAAAGGTTTGGACGACCTTGTGAAAGCGTTTGAGGCAGCAGCAAGCGACGAGGATATAAAAGAGGTCAATCAAAAGATTGTAGAAAAGAGTGAACCAGTAGTCAAAAGGATAATGTCGGGAAAAGTTCCAAAATCGGCAGATATTTCAAAGAGTGGTCGAGGATTCGGAACGAAATCCTCCGTTTCCTCACACGCAGCGGACAGTGTTCCGGTCGGTGCAGTGAAAGTGAAAGACACCGGAGCGACAGCAGAGGTTGGATGGGAAAAATCAGACAAGAGTGAGCATTTTTATGTGAAATTTATTAACTGGGGAACGATTTATCAACCGCCTCGTGAGTTTATCTATGCAACAGGCAGAGAGGCAGACAGCGAATTGCAAGCGATAGCAGAACAGGAATATCAAGCGTATTTGGATAACACAATCAAGTGAGGTGATGGAATGAGTTATCCGGACATTATAAAGGACGCATCCGAGGCACTTGAGGAAATCAGCGACAGGGGAATCACAGTGATGCAGGGATGGTATGACAAGAACATCAAAGCGTGTCACGTAACCTTGTGGGATTTAGGTGAAACGGAGGACAACCATTCGGATGACGAGGCGGAGGGCGTAACGCTATCCGTGCAGGTCACTATATTCTCAAGAGAGGATGAGGTTGCGTTGTCAAGGGAAATAAAAGCATTGATGAAGTTAAACGGATTCGATTACGAGGGGCGAAGCGGAGACGATTCGCAGCCGGAGGATGGAATCTATATGAAAGCACAGAGATTTTCAAAATTTTATGAAATGGAGGACACAGCAAATGAGTGAAACAGGACAGCAGATTGTGAGGAGTAGAACTTGCGGTTGTAAAGATTTTTACATCGCAAAAGTGACGCAGAACACGGCGACAGGGTATGTCGCAGGAGTTCCGGTCAAACTTGCAAGAGCAATCAAAGCAAAGGTTGATGAAAAATGGACTTCCGAAAAGATTTATTCCGATGACGGAACAGAGGAGGTCGTCAATTCCTATGAGGGAACAGACGTAGAACTTGAGGTCAACCAGTTAGCACCGCAGGACAGAGTGATTCTTTTCGGTCAGTTGTACGAGAACGGATTCCTCGTGAAGTCAAGCGATAATTCCGCACCGGAGGTCGCTATCGGATGGCGTGAGCGTAAATTGAACGGAAAGTATGATTTCCGGTGGTTATACTGCGGTAAGTTCGCAGAGGGAATCAGTGAGGAGACAAGCACAAAAGAGGGCAAATTGTCTCCGACAACAAAGAGCATCAAGGGGTCTTTCTACGAGAGAAACATTGACAACCTCTATGAGATTTCCGTCGATGAATCAAACCTCGTGAGTGAGGACACAGACGCAAAGACAGCAATCGAAGATTGGTTTTCAAAGGTGCAGGAAAAGAACAAAGCAACCGCATAAGCGGTCAAGAGAATATAGCAGGAGGATGATTTGATGAAACAGAAAATCACAGTGAATAACAAAGAATATGCAATGCCGAAAATGGATGTCGACACCTATATGCAGTATTTAGATTTGACCGAGCAGATAGACGGGAAACAGCGATACACGAGGGCAGACATTGAGGCGATGCTGCTTTTTATCGTTAAGGCATACGGAGACCAGTTCACCGCAGAGGAGTTGAAAAATCCGGAGACGGGAATTGATGCAGCAGGTCTCGTGTTGGCGTTCCAGTTTATTGACATGGGAGTTGCGGACGAGATGGAAAAGAGAATGGAGAAAATAGAAAAAAATTTTCAGAGTGGCAAGTGATTCCGGAAATAACAATCACTTGCAGCAGCGGGAAAATATTCATCAATTCCGTAACAGTTGAGCAGTACAAAAAATATGCTGCATTGATGGAAAAGAACAATTCAGACAAAATTGTGAACGCTATGTTTTTCAATAAAAAAATAATTCAAGAGATATTCGGAAACCGGATGTCTCTTGAAGAATTGGGGAAAACGGATGCAATCGAATTTTTGACAGCAGCAAAAGGGATTCATTTCATCATGCAGCAAATCATATCTCAAAAAATATTGAGCGTGGTCGAAGTGGAACAGGTTGAAAAAGAGGCATCCGCATTTGACGAATACGACATTGAAAACGGATATGAGGATGAAGAACCGGAACAAAATACATGGAAAACCTGTGGAGAGATTATTGACCGCATTGTGAAAATTGCTATCCGGTTATTAAAAAACTCATACAGTCAATGTATGAGGGAGGACATCATTTCACTATTGGATTATTTGAAATTTGAACTTGATACAGTAGACGAGAATCAAGAATAAAAGGGAGGAGGCGGACGAATGGCATATACAAGCGTGAAAATATCTGCAAGTACGAGCAACTATCAGTCGCAAATGAAGTCAGCAGCGATGCAAATGAAAGAATTATCGAGTGAATATTCGCTTGCAGCAACCAAGGCAAAACTATTCGGTTCGGAGACGGACAGCCTCAAAGCAAAAGCGGAATCTCTCACCCAGAAGATTACAGTACAAAAAAATATTGTTCAGATGAACCGTGAACAGCAGGAAAAACTCACGACGAAATTATCAGAACAGAAAACAAAGCAGGAAGAACTCAAAAAAAAGATTGACGAGGCGAAAACCGCCTATGAGAAATCAACAGAGGAGACTGGAAAGAACTCTGAACAGTCAAAGGCACTAAAAGAGGAACTTGACAAACTTGAAAAGGAATTTTCTGCAAATGAGACGGCAATTGGGAAGACAGAGACGGCTCTTGCAAATCAGACGGTCAAGACGAACAACGCAGAAAAGGCTCTCGTGGAAATGGAGGCGGAGTTGAAAAAAGTCAACTCCCAACTCGAAAATCATAAATTGACCGAATTTGCGAACGCCTGCGACACGGCAGGAAAGAAAATGGATAGTTTCGGAAAGAAAGCATCCGTTGTATCTGCAGGACTTGCAGCAGTAGCAGCAGCATCCGTGAAATCGTTTACGGA